GATTGAGAATCCGCCATACTTAGGCTTTGTCTTAGAAGCGGCTGCCTTCTTAACTGGAGCCTTTGCTGCAGTTGGCTTATTAGGAACAAATGTAGAACCGACGTACTTACCGCCACCATCTGATTTAGCCTTAGGCTTGTCTGGTACGAACATTGAACCTACGTACTTGCCACCACCAGAAGTTGTCTTTGCTGGCTTGTCAGGTACAAACATAGAACCAACATAGCGACCAGAAGATGATGGCTTTGTTGATGCTGTTGCCTTTGCTACGCGAGCATCGCCATACATGCGGCGGAGTGCTTCACGATACTCAGGAGAATTATTTGATGATGCCGATTTAAGAGAGGCAGTCATTCCCTGCTTTTTAATCTTATCAATGGTTGCTTGCGAAACTTTGATGTTTCTGTTGGCCTTAGTTGCCATGTTACCACTTAACCTTGTCTGCCCAATATGCGGCACTCATTTTACCTTTAGAAATATTACTTGCGTGACGAGCCTTAAATGACTTACGTCGCGCTGCATAGGCTGCTGACTCTCCCTTTTTCTTTGGAGAACCGCTGACGCCCTGTTGGCCAAAGCGGATAGTTTTGACCTTATCTCCCACCTTTGCCACAACTACATGTGACTTCTTTGGGTGAGTCGGTGTACGCTTTGGCTTATTAAAGCCAGATACTCCTGCCCGCTTTAGCCTAGGGTCCGTCATAATTACATTGCGCTCTTGCTTGGCTTGCCTGCACCCTTGACTGGCTTCTTACCTGGAACAAATGTTGATCCTGAGTAGTAACCTGGTGTCTGTGTAGCCTTCTTTGTAATGCGTGATGTACCGTACATGCGCTTTACGCCTTCGACGTATGATGCGCTTGCCTTGCCGCTTACAGCCTTCTTGAGGGCATTTGTCATGCCGTCTGCCTTGATGCGGTCGATTGTTGCCTGTGATACCTTCATTGCTGGGGCCTTTGGCTTTGATGCTGGTGCTGCGTAGTTGCGGTATCCCGAAGGTTGTCCGCCGCCTGATGTTCTTGCCATTTTGTTACCTTCCCTTTATCTGTATTTTGAGGTTTTTTTTGCTATCGCTTTGGGTTGTCTTACAAACTGCTTGCCCTGACTTGTACCCTTACGCTTGGCTGCAGTTGTTTTTGCGTACTCCTTGGCTGATAGAGCCTGGCGTGCCTTCTTGGGAAGGTAGCGTTCTCCTGTTGCCTTGGATCCTTGAGTGCTGGGTTTGCCAGACTTGGTTCCCCACTCTTCCTTGGTCCATTTGGACAAGGACTTCTGTTTGGTGGTCTTGCTACCAGAGTAGCCACCACCAGCCTTCTTATAAGCCTGAGCGACCAACTGTGCTTTGCGAGCAGACCACTGACCAGGTTTACCACCTTGAGAGCCCGCCATGATGCGGTTCTTAATTCTCTCTCTTAACTCAGGCTTTGTATAGGTCATATTGTTCTCTTAGTTGGTGTAACCGTTTGGCCAAGAACCAGTGCGCTTAGCCTCAGCCTGACGCCTTTTGAGAAGTTCGGCTTCTGCTTTTTTCTGTTGCTTCTCCCAAGTTGGGTTTGAAGTAACCTTTGGCTTAGGTGTAGCGCTAGCCTTTGGTGTTGGCTTTACCTTACCAAGATCTCTAAGACCAACAGTACTTCCATTTGGAAGGACAAGTATTGGACCAGTATTCTTTGGCTTAGGTGAAGGCGTAGCCTTCTTCTTCATACCTGGCATGATTACTTACCGCCGAATAGTCCGCGCTTTGGCGCAGCCTTCTTCATGGTCTTCTTCTTAGCAGTCTTCTTGGCAACTTTCTTCTTAGCGCCATATTCGACCATACGCTCAGCCTTGCCTTCTGACTTTTCGTGCTTCTTGTTTGCCTTCTTAGCAGCCTTCATTCCTGCTGCTGTATAAGGGAACTTCTTACCGTCTACCATTGGCATTAGATTGCTCCTACTTCGCTTAGTTTGGATACTGTCTTGTTCTGTATAATTTTTGTGTCGGGCATGGTATTGGCGTCGTATGCTTTACCCATAGCATCAGATGCTCTACGAGCCTCTTGGATTTTCTTCATTGATGTACCTGCTGGCTGAATTCCTTCTGCCCTTGCTGCGCGGTAGGCATCTAGTTCGCCTTCCCACTTCTTATTGCTTGTTTGCTTCTGTGAAGAAGCATCCCCTGCATTCATCTGTAACCCTAGAGCCTTGCAACCAAAGCAACCATCTATCGGATCTGGATGATGTTCCCAATGTTTCATACTGTCTCCACTGTGTATCCTGCGGCCTCTAGGCCAGCCTTCTCGCCTGGGCTAACATCGTATGTCATCCCACCTAAATAGAAGGCTTCCGCTTCTTCTATCTCTTCACTAGAAGGGTTTCTAACTTCATAATATTCCCCGTCAATCTTGATTACGCTAACCCCACGTGTAAGGCGATAGCGACTAAAAAGCGGTCCTTCACCAGCAGGGCCTTCGCTGATTGTTGGTGTTGTGAATCTATATGTCATGCGACCTCCTAAGTCGTTTTACTGATAGGTAGGGGTTTCCCCCTACCCACCCGTCTAATTACTTAGATACGAACTGATGAAGCAGTCTCGATGCGGTATAGCGCCTCTTGACGGAATACAGACCAGTTGATCATACCGTGCCAGCCGACTGGGCGGAAACGGTTCAACTTGTCTACAACGTTACCAAACTCAATGCCTGGTTCCTTCCATACTGCCTCAGCAAGTGCTTGCTGTCCGAGTACGTAGGTGTTGTAAACGCGAGCCTTTGGAGTAACTGTAAGTGTGTTTGTTCCAACAGTTCCTGAGTTAGCGACAGACACTGTAAGTGTTGTGTTTGTTGCACCAACTGAGATGTCTGTGATCAAAGCGCCAGAACCGACGTTTGTACCAGAGATAGCATCTCCAACCTCAGCAAGACCACCGAAAGCGCCATTGGCTACTACGATAGTAAATGCACCTGAAACGCCTGATACTGCAGGAGCAGTAGCAAGTGCTGTTAGAGCCTTACCTGAGATGGTGTTTGTCATGCGTGGTGTCTCGATGAAACGGACACCTTCCCATGCGCCGAGTTCTCCTGCAAGGAGTGGACCAGCGTTCTGGTACTCATGTGGTGTACGCCAGATGTTGTTTCCTGTCTCTGTGCGGAGATCGTGTGAAACTTCTGGGTGGATGTATGAAACATACATTCCGCCACGTGTGAGAACATTGTTAGCGCGCAACTTTGTTACTGCGTAACGTACGTCGCGTCCCTTGAATGTGTCTGTTGTGTCAATTGTTGACTTAGCAGCAGTTGTTGAAAGCGCTCCGCCTGATTCACGGATGACGTTTGTACCTGCATCTAGAACAGCGGCAATACCGTTGTCTAGTGTTACTGCCATGTTGAATGCAACTGCGTTAGCAATCCATGGATCAACATCAGAAAGTGACATAAGTGCCAACTTGCGTGTTGGAAGTACGACGCGACCTAGTTCTTGCTGTGTAACATCAAGAGTTGTGGTCGCTGGTAGTGCTACTGCATCTGGATCTACAGTTTCAGCGAGTGTTGCACCAGCAATTGTGGTGTCAGCAATATCGTTGTAGAACTGGAAACGGATTGAAGAACCGTCGTGAGTTGGGTTTCCGACCTTCTTGTCTGCGATTGCGCGGAACTGTGGTGTTGAACGTAGTTGAATTTCGATCAACTTGTCGTACGCCATAGTTACAAGATTGGAACCTAACCCAGAGGTTGTGGTTGAAAAGACATCTGCCATTTGGAGATATCTCCTTTCTGGTTAGTTTGCGGTTTATTGACCGCTGAGAATTGTTAAAATTTCTTCCTCAGAAGATGCATTCGCTAGGCGATTTGCAATATCATCAGATGCTCCTGGTGCTTCCGCATTAGTCAAGACATTGTTCATCTTTTGCATTGAAGCGATATCTTCTTGAGATACCTTTGGAGCGTCCTGTTGAATACCGAACACGTCGGCATACTGGTCGATCCATGAGGAAATTGCTTCCTCGCTTGCTTCGATGTCATTCGGAACGAATGCAGCGATCTTTGCGTTGACTCCACGAGACGTAAAAACATCTTTTAGAATCCGCTCTTTCTGAGCCTTGCTCAGTTCTCCTAGGTTGCTCTCTAGTTCTTTTGCTCTACGTTGCTCGGCCTTTAGCGCTTTGCGGAGTTTCTTTACTAGATCGGTATCGTTGTCGTATGTCGGGGTGTAATCCTCGTCATCTTCGTCTTCGATGTCCCAGTTGATGTTGTCGCGGTTGTTGCTCATAGCAACCTCTCCCTTGTTAGTAGTTGGCGTACGCCTCAAGATTGGAAGGGGCTCCAAGTTGGCTCGTACTATCGGTCTTATACACCATTGGGGCCGATAGGTCCAATGGAATTCTTTTTATATTGTTCCGATTACGGAACGTGTACCTAGTGAGCCACCGCTTCCGCGACTTGCTCCTATGGTTCCGCTCTTACGCTTAAAGGCTAGTTCTTCTTGTTCTTTACGCTTCTTGCGTAATTCGGATGCCATTCCTAAGAACTCTTCTGTTTGAAGATCCTTTTGGATAGCCTCTTGGTCAGCCTTGACTCCGTAGATATTCTCTAGTTTAGTTAGTGGCTCAAGAGTCTTTCCGATCTCTTCAAAGCCTGTAGATGCAAGTTGAGCAATCTGAGCCTCTGTATAGCCCTTTTCAGTAAGAGTCGCAGCAAGAGCCTTCATGCCTTCGATCTGACCTGGGGCTGTAGAGATACCAGTGGCAGAACGGCGGATAGCCTCTGCTACAAATGCTCCTGTGTTTCTATTGAGTTCTAACTGTTCCTTGCCAATCTTTGAATCAAGATAGAAGTCTTGTAGACCTTCTTTGGTGGCAATATAACCCAACTTGATAAGAGCGTCTGTCTTTGCTGGGTCTGCCTGAATAGCAGCCAAACGTGCAGTATTAGCGCGTTCATCAAGATCAAGGACTGTAATGTTATTCTTTACATAGTTCTTAAGTGACTCTGTGCTAAGGAACTTGTCGCTCAAGCCATACTTCTGCTTAATACCCTTATAGCCCTCGACAGCATTAAATAGTTCGTTTGCTTCTTTAGGGGTAGCAAGACCCTCATTGAGATACCCATATTCTGAGTAAAATGGAGAAGTCATTTTGGTTCCGTTTTTAAGTGTATATTCTTTAGTATTGAGGAATATAGCAACAGCATTATCATAATCAATATCATCTTTAAGGAGTGAATTAAGATAGGATGTTGAGGAGTCAAGCATATTTGACGAAAATCCTTGGGACTTGAGTAGTGCCTTGAGAACATCTACGCTTGTAGACGGAGTTCCTGTTGCAGATGTTGTCCCACTACCAGCATTGGCTCCACCACCAGCGCCTCCTCCTGGAGTTGTGCTACCTGTATTCTGGTATAGTTTCCATTGACCAGTATCAGTGCCACCAATCCATGTATAACGGAATCCTGCTGGTGCTACTGGCTGTACTGCCTTATTAAATATAGGGTTGCCTGCGGCTTCTTCAACCGTCATTCCTGCGTCTATAGCACGTTGTTCTTGCATTTTCTGAGTACGCGTAACAACAGGTACTGGCTTTGGTGTTCCGTCAGGATTAAGACCTTGTGATACATATAGATCAGCAAGATTCTTTTTCATGCTATCTAAAAGAGTGCTGAGTTTACCAAGCATTTTTTCATCTGCGGTTTGCGGTTTAGCAACTGCATTTTGCTTTGCAGCAATTCTGGCTTTTTCTGCTTTATCCGCAGCAGCCGCTGCCGCTGCCGCCTGCGCTGGAGTTGTCTGGGCTCTACTACTTGAATCTGTTGCCATGATTACCCCAGTGCATTCTTTAGTGATTGAGCCATATTGACTGCTGTATTAATTGCTGTTGATGTACTATCGTAACGCTTATCGTTCTTAATAATCTTTTGCATTTCAAACTCGTTTGGCAGTCTGTATTCGCCACTCTCATCTTTGAAGTTAAGAACCTGTACTGCAAGAGGATCCTTAATACCGATATTGGTTTCAAGACCGGCCGATAATGTCTGCAGTACTGGAGCAACATACTTGTTGGCTGTTTCGCCTGGCTTAAGAGAGTTCTTGATAGCCATAAAACGGTTGCCAGACTTGGCTTGAATTTCTGATACGTACTGCTCGTACATCTCGTTCTGAACCTTCTCGTCAGGGTTAGATAGAAGGTTCTTAATAAGCGGAGACACTGTTGCAAAGTCAGGGGCAACATCATAGTTGCCTGTGTGGTATGCCTTGATTGTATCGTAAATGGTCTTTGCAGAGCCACCGATATCATCTACATTCCACTGTTCTTCTGGGAAGTTCTCTGTAAGAAAGGTAGCAAGGAACTGTGTTTGCTCTTCTGCTGTGAATCCTTCACCTTGTGCTGAGGTTGTGCCAACAACTTTAGTTTTTGTAAGGTACTGACCTTGGTCGTTTTTAAGTCTTACAGAATATACCTTCTGTCCAAGTTTATCAACTTTTTGCTTACCAGTTTTTGGATCAATAACTGGCTTACTTTTAGTATCGTACTGGTAGCCCTTTTCAGTTACATTGTTTGTGGTTGTAGGCTGATTCTGCTGCTTAACCTGTGCATTCCATGAATCCTGGAACTTCTTATCTAGATCTGGTGCTGGCCACTGACCAAATGCTGTGAAGTAAGCATTGTTATAGTACTGACGAGCATCACCAAGATCTTTGAATTGAAGTGCTGTCTGGATCTGCTTAGTGTACTGCGTGGTCATATCTGGTTGAGCAGGACCAGCCTTTGGCTTAACAGTACTGTTATAGGCTTTTAGGAAGTCAAGCGGAGGCAGTTGGCTTGTGATAGATGCAAGAATAATCTTCTCAATAGCAGCAGACTCATCTAGTCCAACTACTCCAACTCCTAGAGGTGTTGTCGACTTGCTTAATCCAGCCTTGCGAAGCAGTGCTTGCATCTCAACAAAGTCTGCACCCATTGTTTTTTGGATATCCATAAGATATCCTGCTTTTCTTACTGGGTCAGTTGTCTGAGCAAATAGTACAAAAGGGTTTGTTGGATCGCTATATATGCCAAGTATTCCTGCCATTTGCTGTTGGGTAGCAGGTGTATCCTCAACGAACATAGATCCTACATATCTTCCTGCCATTATTCAGCCTCTCTTAATATACCAGCGAATACACCGTAGTACATACGGGAGAATTCAGGATTGTTAGACATTAATGTTTCCGCTAAGGTAACAAGTTCATTACGCATAAGTGTTGGAACTCCGCCCTTAGATGATAGTTCTGCATAGTTTGAAACCTTTAGATCATTAAGGACTTTTCTAAACTCATCGAACTGCTTGTAGAATGTAACTGTCTCTTTGTAAACAGTAGATGACTGGAAGATTGGATCTTCAATAGCCCGACCAACTGTTGCTATCTTTTCGTCTTGGATACCAGTTACGATTGCATCTACTGGCTTAGCGCCACCAAACTGCTTATTGAGGATAGCAATCTGCTCGTTATACCAGAAATCAGTGTAACGACCAGCAATCTGCTGCTCAGCAAGTTGGCTCTTAAGCATGGCGTAAACCATGCCTTCTGCCTCTTGTGCTATCTCTGCAGTGGACATCTGGCGACGAGCACCCATCTTTTTCTGCCAGTTGGTATACTTAATTGCATACTCTCCGCCAGGGAAGAAGTAAGGAACCACATCTCCAGCAGGAGTAGCGTACTTGCTAACAGCATCTGGGTTATTGTTCAAGAATGTCCAAGCATCCGCTGTACCAGAGGTTCCTGGTGTGGTGTTGCTGATAGCAACTAGGATGTTTTTGTGACCAAACTTGTCGGCAAATTTAGATGCTGCCGTTCCAGTATCTCCAGGATAACGCTTCTTGAGCGTTTCCCACTCTTTATAAAGCATTGTCATGGTCATAAAGTTTTGCTTATTGTTAGGATTCTTAATGCTTAGTAGAACTTCTTGTATAGGAGTTGCTGGCGAAATGCTCTGGAATAAAGCACCAAAGATATTTGCCCACTTAGCCATACCCTCTGCATCGTTGAATAATTGATTTCTTGCTTCATCACTAGCAAATGGGTTATCTCCATAGTCGCCTGTAGAGGCTAGGTACGAAGCCCAGTCTTTAACTCCACGCTGTGTTGCTGCATCATCGCCTATGAAAGCATTAACTATTTTCTTTCCCCAGGCTGGGAAGATTATATCCTCTACACCCTTAGGTTCACCAAATGGTGTAACAATATCTCTAAGTAGATCATCTACTGGACCAAATGCTTTATCTCGTCCACTGATTGTATAAGCAGCGACCATAGCAGGTCCCATGCCAGGAGAGATAGGGCTAACAGAACCAAATGCAAGGTTCAAAGATTGTACTGGTGAAGTTATCTGCATAGCATCTTTTGCATTGATATTTCTACCAGCAAGAGCGCCAAGAACACTACCAACAAGAGGCATCTTAAACTTTAGATCCTCAGATGTCTCATCTTTATAGAAGAATCCTTGATTATCATCATAAGTCATGCCAGAAACATCGTAGATTACATTTGATCCTTCTTTTGTAAGAGCATCAAACGCTTTAGCAAACTTAATCATAGGCACTGGGTTAGAGAACATAAGTTCTCCCCACTTACCAATAGTGTTATAGTGAGCCTGAGCAAATGGTGCTACCAAACGTGCTGCGTTAGCCCACTGCTTCTGCTTAGCAGCGTTATAGAACAAGCCTTCTACATATTTAGATGCCTGCTGTGCTGCAAGAGAATCAACTGTTGTTAGTGTTGCTCCGCCTCTGTGGACATAAGAAGGGTTCTTTAAGCGTTGCTTAAGTATGCCGTTGATGACACGTAGTGGTGCTGGAACTCTACCAATGATCTTTTTTCCACCCTTAGATGTGGGTGCAAAGGCTCTGTTGGCGTTGTTACGTAATTTAATCAAATCATCGGTACTAAGCATATCTGCATGTGCGGCTGCAAAGTCCCAATAACTAGCCTGAAACTCAGGTCCGAAGTTAACTTTGCTTTCAACTCTTGCTGCTAGATTAAAGAACCAGTCTGTGAATTGCTTCGCTACCTTAGTAGATCCATCAAAGACTACCTTTTCGTTATATACACGTACGCGTGAACCTGCCATTTGGGCTGGCTCAAAGATTGCAGCAACTTGCTTTTCAAAGTTCTTTTCTGCGGCAAGAACCTGCTCTGTTGTTAAACCTTTTTGAGCATACGGCGGTCTAATTGTAACTAACTTACCACCAAATGGAACACTTGCTTGCCCATCACGTAGAATAGAAAGAACTAGATCTCTTTGCGCTCCTTGACCAGCAAGAAGATCGATCTGCCCAATAACTGTGTTAGGTTGTTTTGCGTCAAATAGATACGTAAGAAGATTGTCTTTGTTGATGTTTGACTTCACAACACCAGGGCCAGTTTCCTTAAAAGGATTGATAAGAAGTAGTTCGTTCATTCCTTCGTTATCATTGTAGATTGCTGATAGGAATTCTCGTAACTTGTTTCCTGGTTCATCAAATGTTTCAATTAGATCATCAACATACTGAACTTGTGCTTCTGGTGTTCCCGCTTGCATTACACGAATAACATCTGGAATAAACTTATCTGATGAGAAGTTGTTAATTGTCCAAGCAAGACCCTGTAGGTATTCTTCGCTTGTAGAATCTACAACGTTATATGTTCTAAAGATACTTGTTGCTTTTCTTCCAGGAGCACCATAGTCTCCAACAGAGTCTTTACCACGACGAGTTATAGCCTGATAAGCAATAATAGATTCAGAGAACTCAACCTCTGCATCTGTAGACTTAAAGAACTGACCCATGGCGTTTACGCCAAGTTTGCTTTTGCTTGATAACGCTCTTTGAGCCCAGTTGCCTTCTGGATTAGCAATCATCATAGAGATAAAGCCAACAGGGTTATTAAATAAACTGTTATGGCCAGATAAGAACTGGCGCATTTGCATTTCTCCTACGTTACGCATGATATAAGCAAAACGACCTACCAACTGCGCTGTACGCCAGAGATCTCCTGCTTCTTCAAGAAGAACTCTGGTTGATCGTGCTTTACCATACAATGGAACGTTAGTCTTAAAATCTATAATAGATTTAGTTACTGCACGTGAATCTGGAAGATTAAGTACATCCCTAACCAACTGGCTTTCAAGCATTCCCTTTGTTAGGCGAACTGTCTTTCCGCCTGCTTCAATAACACCGCCACCACCGTTAGCAAGTGCTTGTTCAAGAGAGTAGTTTGATACAAGTACATCTTCTTTGCCAGATATTTTAATGCTTTCTTTAAGTTTAGCAAGTCCTTCTGTGACATCTCCACCAAGTGAAGTTGCAACCTCATCTAAAAACTTGCCAATACCGTTGTGAACAGCAGCAGCGCGTTCAGCGTTGGTTTCAGCAGCAAAGATTGCTCTCTGTGTATCAGCAATAACTCTATCTCGGGTTGCCTTGCTAATAATCATTCCACCAAATCGAGATGATACAAGGATAGAACTCATCCAGTCTTCAACGGTGCTATTTAGTGCTGTAAGATCGTTAAGATTAACTGCTGTGGATCGAACATAGAAACGACCAAATGCTTTATTAATATTTTCCGACATACGAATAGCATTTAGGTTTACACCTGGAATTAAACGAGCAACTGGGTTGGCTGCAACTTTAAGACCAGTTCCCACAGCCTTTTTGACTGCTAGTAAATCTGCACCACTGTTTACTTGGTTAAGTAAGATTCTGTATACGTCGTCTACTGTTGTAGCCAAAGAAAGTTCTTTAATAACCCTATCGTCTAATTTACGTCTAAATAGGTTACGAAGTTTAACTACGTCTTTTTCGCCAGCAACAATCTCAGCAACTGCCTTAAATTGACGGCCAAGCATGAACTTGATTCCTTCGGTCATGTTTGGTGTATCAAGAACATTACCCATAAAGCCATCGGTAAGTCCAGCACTTGCTAGAATAGATTCTCTGTAGACTGATTTCTCTGCAAGTTCTGCTTCTAGTTTAAGTAAGCCTTTAAGACCTTTTGCTTTAGGATCTGCAATTAACTGTCTGAGGATATCTGGATCTCCGTTTGCTTTTTCGCGCAGGAGGCTAAACCATTTTTCTTTGTCTTCGAGGTCCAGTTGCTTATTAAGCAAGTCATCAAATTCATTCTGACGTACAGCCAATTCATCTTGAGGCTTTTTAATTGACTGTAGTAGTCTAAGAACATTAGGTCCTAGATTAGTAGGATCTGCAAACTCTGCTGATGCAATACCAATTTCAGCACGTGTGGCTGCAATTCGCGCTGTATTTGTAATTGCAACTCCACCAGTTCCGCCATAGATAGAACGTATATTGGTAAAGCCATCAACCTTCCAGATGTCTTCTACAAGTTCTGATACCTTAGACATAACTGCTGGGTTCTTTAGCGCTGCAATCTCACCAAGAAGAGCACCAAGACTCTTTCCTGCTGCTAATTCATCGCCAACAACAAACAAAGATCCTGTGAATCCATCAAGTGCTGCTGCTTCGTCACGAAGTCTAGTTGCTAGTTCGTTAAATACTCTAAACTCTGGATCTGCTGCATTCTTGCCTAGTTTATCTAAACGATCTGCTAATTGAGCACGACGAAGACCTTCTGCTGTGCGTGTTGCTTCATCAGCCTTTGTAAAGTCGTCAGCAAGATCAAGTAATCTTAATTTGTCTGCATCGTTTGCAGTAACTGCATATTCATCTAGATAATGGGCTCCAGCGCTAACCTTACCATACTGTGGAACTTCATCAAGAAGAATATAGCCATCAAAGAATCCACCAGTGCTTTTCATATCGGCAGACAATAGAGCCATTGCCTCAGATAGTTCACCAGTTTGAGTCTTAGGATTTGTTACAAACCACTCAGAAATACTTTTATCAGAAAGTGTTTGCTTAGAAACATCGTCTGCTGGCAGTGATGTCCATCGAGCAGCATTTAGTCTTTCAAAATTTAACAGTTTAGTAGCAGTTCTAATTTGCTTGTCAACAATCTGCTTTTCAACAGCAATAATTTCGTCTTCTTTTTTCTTGACGTCTTTTGCAACACGCTTAAAAGGTGAAGATATTCTTTTTGTAATTTGATCTTCTAGAACTTTGCCTTCTTTTTTAAGTTGTTCTACTGCTTCTTTTTCAAGTTGGCTAATTCCAGGCTTGTTGTATTGCAAAATATCGTTTGCTAAAGTCGTTGCCTTCTTGCCCTGTGTAAGAATTTTACCTACAGCGCCAGGTCCAAACCACATAGATGGATCTAAGCCTACGTTAAGCGTAGCATCTACAATTCCAGATAAAACCTTGTATGCGTTTTCTTCTGGATTCATGCCAACGCCATTAAAAATGCTACGGCCAATAGTAAAAGATTCACCATTAATTTGGCCATACTTGCCCATGGCTTTGATCTGTGCTTTTCCAGCACCACTCTTAGGGCCAACAAAGAATCCAGAACCTTGATTTGAAAAGTTTCTTACCAAAGACCCAAAAGCGGTTGACTCAGATAAAACGCCTGTAGAATCTTGAAATATCTGCCCTCTTGAAATGTCTTCACCGCGGTAAACCGCTAGTGCATTTCGTGTTGTTACTGTAAGCATGTCGTAAGGCAAACGAAGAGTAGCAAAAAGAGTACGAGTTAGACCCTTAAACGGATCGTAAATGCCTTCTTTTAGTCCAGCCTGAATAGTACCAAGGAATCCACGATCAGGTTCTACGCTCTTCTTGATTTTATCTACGTTAAATGCGTCTGTTTTAAGTGCGGCAATACCATCAATTGTTGTGATCTTGTTAATACCAGGAGTATCTGCAGTCAATCCCTGACGAACCATAGATACAACTAGGTCATTACTCAACCCAGGATATTTTTGGGTAATCGAATTAAAATTAGATAGTGCATCTGGAGACAATGAGTTCATTGAGTACTGCATCATTGTCTTGTAAGAGTTTTTCCTAGCCTCTAGGATGGCGTTTAGATTATCAGCCATTAAGATTCCAGTTCGTTATATGCTTCTACCATCATCATTAATTGACGAGAATCTGGGTTAGCCGCATACAATGCACGGACAAACATAGAATCAGGATTAATAGAATCAACAGGTGTTTGCTGTGCTGAATCGTCAACACCAGGTCCACCTTTTGCACCGCTTGAAAGCGGGGCTCCTTGTGTTCCTGGAGCAAACGCATTTACTGTTGGAACAGATGG